GCTCATTGAAACGTTGCTTTAGTTTAGTGTAAACAAGTTTGCTTATCTCTTCCAAAGAATCATCGGCAAGCAGAAGAACCTCATCGCCATATCTTGCTATTAACTCATCCCGCTTCCAGTCTTTTGCGTCAATCTCAACAGAACCCTTGTAAGCTGTTGCAAAGATAGATTCCCAAAAATCCCCCGTGTCAATCAACGATATGCGATCACCTAAGAGAATTGTTCCTTTTTCTCGCTTTATAATCTTTGTCGTTTCCTTATAAAGAGGCAGTAGTGTTCCATCACCTCGCCTGCCCTCGGCCAGTTGTCGCTCTATAAGCTCAACGACTTGTTTTTCATTCTCATTGATTATCTCCTCAATCTCCGTCAGAAGGTTGAACGTCTTCAACTTGTTTAGGTATTCGCTTATATTCATTACGTGCCTCCCATACTTCTTCCCTCTGCTCCTCTGTCAAATGTGCGAAGTCCCGCCAAAACTTCGTCTTTGTAACACGTTTAAGGTAAGTGAGAGAAAAGCTCCCCCACTTACCTACTTTAAGAGTTTCCATTAAGACCCAGGAACAGTAACTTTCAAGACGTTACTTTCGTAACCTCCCGTTGTCTTCGAACCAATCGGATTGGTGAGTTCTATCAAATCAGCAGGGGCGGCAAGGCTGACAAGATAGGTAGCACCGGCAGACAGAGTGGCAGCAATAGAGGCGGTGCTTCCAGATACCGTTACACCCGAAGGGGTTATAGCAGCACCATCGGCTTGAGCTTTTACAACCCAAGCGCCGACCTCGGCCAACTCGGTAGCATAAAGAGCCACGAAGTCAACAAAGTTAGCGGGAAGAATACCAGTAACATCAATCTTCGTGGTAATAGCTGTACCCGAAAGAACAACATCGTGAATACCGTGAATGTAATCACCCAAAACGTAATCCGAAGAGAACGGATAAACGAACAACTTGGCATCGTTCATTATAGCGTCTTCTTCGTCAAGGATGATACTCAGGTTTTGTGTCATCACGGTAGCATCAACGGCAGGCATAGTCTGGTTTACGATAATCTGCCCGGGCATACCTTTGAATCCTGTTGAATACTTCCGAGCAAACAACTTACCATTGCCATCAATGAAGGCAAACGACAGCCCTTTGTTGTTGTTGAATTTAAAGAGCTGTTGGAACAAGTGCAGCCCATTATTGTCAATCCTCATCTGGAAGTTGTGCTTCCCGAATATCACACCCATAAGGTTACCATAACCCGCCGTGTCCTGCGTGGGTTCTGCGGTATTATTGGTCATCATCACCACCCTGTCCATAAGGGGATACAACCGCCCCGACTTATCGGCAACGGTGGCAGCCTGAAGGGCGGCAATCAAATCGGCATCCGAAGCAATATCGTCTGCGTCAAAGGCCAGCGAGCGGGGCATAATAAGAATGGATTTTATCCTTTCTATATCTATGCCGCAATTCTCCCAGCCTGTGTTTCCGCTTTTAACGGAACATAAATCTGCATTACTAATCATAGCATTTTTTGTATAATCTGATTTTTAAATTGTTTATTTCTATCGCATCCACATAATCGGAAAACTTGTTAGCCTCACCACCGTACAACCCTTGCCGACCATAAAAATAATGGTCTTTCCTCGAACCTTGACTAATCAGCGAAAACTCCCTGCTCACCTTACACCCGTCAATAAAAAGGTCATACAGTAAGTTAAGAACAGGGCGGAAGCTGTACTCATCTCTTTGCGTTGTCTTCCAGTTCGGCTTAGAGAGTGTGGCAATAACGATCTCCCCAAATTCAACAATATCATCCTTTCTATCTATCCGCATAGAGTTGACATAAAGGAATGGATAACGTTTCTGCGCCTGACCCTGAGAGACGGAACATAGCTCGTCTATCCATTCCTGAGGGGTGGAATATTTATACTTCAGCGTGAAAGTGTTCTGTTCAAAAGGAAGGCTAAGGTTCTTATCGCCATCGGTGGATAAGAGCTTATACTCATCCGAAGCAAGGCAGAAAAGCTGCTTATACTTTCTCTCTGCATATTGAACAGGTTCTTTAACACGGTCTTGTATCATAATCCTATCATCGCAAAAGGTGAATCCTTATAAGGGAAGAACAAATAATCAGGAAGCAATAGATCGGTTTCTAAGTCGCTACGGTGATCATAAAGATAATCCAATACACCATCGTAACGCTCTAAAAAAAGAATCATATCGTTCCATACCTCTGTCAGTCGCCTCCGATTGTCGATACCTTGATTCTCGACTTTATTATACGCAACACCTGCCCCTGTGTTCGGATTGGTGAGCTGCGGATAATATTTAAAAAACACATAATTCGCTATCGGGGATATCTTCAAATCAGAATCTACAAGCCTCACGATAAGGTCATCCCATTTGCCGTCTTCATTCTTTAAGAAATCAGCATAAAGATCACCAACCAATAAGCGCATAAACTCAGCCTGATAGATTTCTATCGCCCTGTTCAGAGCGGTGAGGTTCGACGTGTCAGTAACACCCCCCACCTCTGTCGTCTGGTTAGGAACATCTAATATCCCAACGAAGTATGTATTGTCGATCATTTTAAGAATTGGAATTTTGTGGTCACACCACATTTACCATCGGCAACGGTAGCTTTTACATTATAGTACCTATACGCCTGCTTTGTGACTTCCTGTGAAAAAACAAAACTTGTATCGGCAGTTCCAGCCCAAGTAACGGTGTCGATATTAGTATAACTCTGATGATCGAAGTCCTTACCTTGTAAGAGGAATGTAACACTCGGGGCAGATATACTGTCACAAATAACGGCAATATTGTAATACAACATCTCGGCTTTGTTGACAAATATTTCAAAGTTCTCAACATCGGCACTATCCAAAGAAGCACTTAAAGAAGCTCCATAGGCATTGCCCAAACTCTTCTGCGCACTCATAGCAAAGCTAACAGCGCAAATTACTAAGAATACTATTAACTTTTTCATTATTTACCTCCAGCTAAAACAGATTCAGTAATGTCAGCAAGAGCGGTGGCAATAGAAGCAACCTTTACAAAGGCTTTCTTGTCCACATCATTTACTCTAAGGTTTTCTCTCAAGTAGGCGATAATGGTCGTAAGACCAGTCTTTTTGTCGTCTTCAATCTGAGCAATCTCTATTACAAGGTCATCCCAAATGTAGAGAGTGGCACGGTTGAAGTCACCAACTAAGAGAGTATCGGAAGGTGCAAGAGCATTTTCTACGGCTTGCATATTCCCAATAGTAGGATTAGCACCCAAAGCCCAAGATTCAAACAGATACCTGTTATTAGCATCTTTTCTGGAGCGGATATACTTCTGTACATCGGCAGGATTGGCCACCCAGTAGTTTGGCAGCGCACCACCCAACATATCAACGGCTATCTGAACGCCTGCCTGATTGATGAGGTCTACCAACTGAGCATCCTTAACGCTTACTCCTGTGGTAACAAAATCTGTTGCGTAGGTATTGATACCTGCGATTTCATTACCTGTGCCAAGACCTAAAAGCAGCTGTGAGTTTTCTTTGATCTTCATATTCTTGTTAATCAAAGCGGTGATCTCACCCCTTACAAAGGCGATATCTTTCAATGAATCAACAGAAATTTTGCACCAGTCCATAATCCTGCGGCTGTTCAGCGTTTTCTCTACCCAGGTCAGGTTGGAAGCGGTGGGCGCGGTGCGTACTTCGGCAACATTACCAGCGTTGTTCGTTACAGCAAGTTGTTCGTACCACTTAACATCCCCGTGAGTTCCACCCGAGAGAAATACTTTAGGAAACAAATCCCGCATATAGGGCATACCCCTTTGAATCTGACCAACATTCTGATCACGGAAAGCGTTAGTATCACTACCCACATTAGAGGATTGAACGGTCTTCAACGAAGTGTTGATTCTTATCTTTCCCTCGCCCTCAGCTTTAACCATAGCCTCAAACTCGCTGGATTTATCTTTCAGCAAGTCCTCAAAAGATTTACTCTTTCCTGCGCTCTGGTTTTTCATCGAGCTGAGTACCTCGCCCTGTTTCTTCACAGCCTCGGAAAGGTCTTTGATGCCTTTCTCTACTGCGTCGCCAAAATTGCCCTCAATCTCACTGCGGAAATTCTTAAACGCAGTATCAAGGGACTTCTCGTCAATGAAGTTAGGAAGGCTCTTTTTAAAGCTATCCAACTGTTCACTGATAACATTTTTTAATTCGTCTTTGTCCATAGTTGTTTTAATTGATTACTAAAAATTGTTTTAAATTCGCTTTTGTCGATAGTGCTTTTGCGGCTATCCTCATGAGTGGTTTTACCCGGCTCGATTATTCCTGTAAGATCATTGCTTCCCCAAAGTACGGCAGATAGCTCGTAGAGCTTGAACTCCGAAACGTAAAAGAAAAACCCGTATCTGTCGGCAACATCTTTATTTATTATCTCGTCATAGTGCGCTTGCCACGTCTTATAACCCTGTGCATTCGTCGGATCATCAACGGCAAGGTCAATCTTTACATACTGAAGACCGATAGAGTGTTGCTTGACAAAACCCTTTTTGTACAGGCCGTAAGTCTTAGCATCCAGCTCCTCGTCAGGCTCTCCTACAATAGTCAGCACGTCAGCCATACCCTCTGCG